GCCTGACATGGGATTCACCAGCCAAGACGACCTGATCAACCAGATCACCAGCAACGGCAAGATCGAGCCGATTGTTTACCAGAAAACGACCGTCGCCGCCGGCCAGGCAGGGCACTGGCAGCACTTGCTCAACTCGGCCGGCTCGATTCCGGCGGCCACCTTCGGCGGCACCGAAGCGACCTTCACCGCCACCGACAATACCTGGAGCGAAGGCTCGATCCCGATCGGCGACCAGACCAGCCCGGCCACCAAGCACATCCTGACGATGGGCGCCAGTGTCGTCGCCGCAGCCGGAGCGCCGTGGTTCGTGCTGCCAATCGACCTGGTCGGATATGCCAAGCTGACCACGACCAACGTCAGCACCACCGGCACAAAGACAATCACCATGACGCCGATCAGCAACACGGCGGCGAACGTCGACCGCTACCAGAACGGCGAAGGCCTGCGCCTGTTCGTCGCCAGCTACGCGACAATGGGCGCCAATGCGCCGACGATGCAGATTACCTACACCAACAGCGCCGGCACGGCCTCGCGGGTCACTACGTCGGGCTGCGTCTCGACCGCCTCGGCAACCAGCGGCACCGTCCTCAACTCCGGTAACGCGGCCAACAAGTACGGCCCATTCCTGCCGTTGCAGGCGGGAGATACCGGCGTCAAGGACATCGAGAACCTGATCTGGGGCGGCACCGCGCACGCCTCCGGCAGCGTCTTCATTGGCCTGTGCAAGCCGCTGTGCATGCCGATCCCTGTCCCGGCCACCGGCCTCTACAACCTGGTCGATTTCGTCAATACCGTGCCCAGCCTGCCGCGCCTGCGCAACGGCGCGAACGTCACCTTCCTCGTCTTCGCAACCGGCGCGACGACCTCGGGCGGCACCGTCTACGCCAACTTCGACTACGCCTACGGCGGCTAAAATGGGCCTGATCGGCAACGGCTACCGGCACAACCTCACCGGGCGCCTGTTCGGCGCCACGGCGCTTGATGGCGGCAACCCGTCGACCCTGCGCAGCCGGACGATGCCGGCGTACAAGCGCAACATCTTCGTCGGCGAGGGCATCAACAGCCGGCTGGCCTCGCTGCCGTCGGCGTCGAAGCACCCGTATTCCTGGGTAATGGCCAACACTGCCGGCGCGATCAAGTCCTTCATGCGCTCGCGCGTCGAGATCGCCGCCAGCGCCGCAGGCGAACTCGGCAAGCCGGCCACCGCCAGCGGCAGCATCACGATCACCGGCACCGTCGCCGCCGGCCTCATCGTCAGCGCCACCGGCACCGCCACCATCGCCATCGACGGCACCGCCGCCATCGTTGCCACCATCCTCGGCACCGGCCAGGCGACCGTCACCATCACCGGCGCCGCCGCGCTCGGCGCCGAAGCCTCGCTCACCGGCACGGCCACGCTGACCATCGACGGCCATAGCGCGATCATGGGCCTCGGCTACATGACCGGAACCACCGCCGACACCACGGCGCTAACCCCGGAAAACCTCGCCGCCGCCGTCTGGGGCGCGCTGGCCGCCGCCAACAACGAGGCCGGCACGATGGGCGCCAAGTTGAACAGCGCGGCCTCCGGCGGCGTCGATTACGGCGCGCTGGCCGCCGCCGTGCATGGCTACACCGTCGAATCCGGCCTGACGTTCGAGGAAGTCACCCGCATCATTGCCGCCGCGCTCGCCGGCACTACCGAAAAGGCCGGCAGCACGATCACATTCAAGGGGCTCGACGGCACCACCGACCGCATCGTCGGCAGCTTCGACGCCGAGAACAACCGCACCGGGGCGGTCCTCGATGGCAGCTAACGAGGGCTGGTTCGCGCAGTGGTTCGCCGGCGGCTGGTTCCCGGCCGTGTGGTTCGCGCCGGCCGACGAATCCCACCTGCTGCCCGAGGAAATCCGCACCGGCGGCCGCCGCCGCCCGCGCATCCGTCACCCCGCGCCGCGCGGCCAGCCGGACCTCGCGCCGCGTCGCAATCCGGTCGACGAGGAAGCCGCGCTGCTGCTCTGCGGCGCGCTGTAATCTTCCCCCTGAACATTACAGCGGACGTTCGCGAAACTGCGGGGCATGGAGAAAATGCCCATGTCCGCCGAAACCCGCAAAGGCCCGCCCACGCGCGGCCTGACGCTCGAACGGGCCTTCCTGTTCGAGCGCGAGAAGATCGACGAGGAAACCCGCACCGTCGAACTGGCTTTCAGTTCGGAAGCGCCCTACGAGCGCTGGTGGGGGATCGAAATCCTCGACCACTCCAAATCTGCCGTCGACCTTACCCGTCTCAAGTCCGGCGGCCCCCTGCTTTGTGACCATGATTCCCGCGACCAGATCGGGGTAATCGAATCAGTCCGCATCGACGACGACCGGGTAGGTCGCGCCGTCGTCCGCTTCGGGAGAAGCGCGCGTGCCGAGGAGATTTTCCGCGACGTGATCGATGGCATCCGTCAGAACGTCTCGGTAGGCTATGCCATCGACGACCTCGTCCTCGAAGCCAAAAGCGGAGATGACGAAACCTACCGCGTCACCCGCTGGACCCCCTATGAAGTATCCCTCGTCAGCGTGCCGGCCGACTTCACCGTCGGCGTCGGCCGCGCTGCCGATCCTGTTCAGGAGATCAAGATGTCCGTTATCGAAACCCCGGCCGCCCCGGTCGATGTCGCCAAGATCCAGGCCGAAGCCCGCACCGCCGAGCAGAAGCGCGCCGCCGAAATCATCGCCATCGGCGAACAGTTCGCCTTGCAAGGCATGGCCGCCGAAGCCCTCCGCGCCGGCGAGCCGGTCGACGCCTTCCGCTCCAAGGTCATGGAAAAGCTGGCCTCGCGCCCGCTGCCGAACCCGACTGCCGAAGTCGGCCTGTCCGGCGGCGAAAAGCAGCGCTACTCGGTGCTGCGCGCCCTGCGCGCCCTGGTCGACAAGGACTGGACGAACGCCGGTTTCGAGCGCGAATGCCACCAGGCCATCCTCAAGCGCGCCGGCATCGCTGAAGCCCCGAACAATGGCTTCTACGTGCCGTATGAAATCCAGCAGCGCGACATGACGGCCACCACCGGCAACGCCGGCGGTTACGTCGTCGCCACCGACAACCTGGCCGGATCGTTCATCGACCTGCTGCGCAACCGCGCCGTCGTCGCCCAGCTCGGCGCCACGATGATGACCGGCCTCGTCGGCAACGTGACGATCCCGAAGCAGACCGCCGCCGCGACTGCCTACTGGCTGACCAACGAAGCCACGGCGATCACCGAGTCGCAGATGACCCTCGGCCAGCTCGCCCTGTCGCCGAAGAACGTCGGCGCCTACACTGAGCTGTCGCGTCAGCTCATGCTGCAGTCCAGCCCGGCCGCCGACGCCCTGGTCATGAACGACCTGGCCCGCGTCCTGGCGCTGGCCATCGACCTCGCCGCCCTCGAAGGCTCGGGCGCTTCCGGCCAGCCGACCGGCATCAGCCAGACCGCCGGCATCGGTTCGGTTACCGGCACCTCCATCGACTACGCCAAGGTCCTGGAATTCCAGACCGACGTGGCCGGCGGCAACGCCCTCGCCGCGAACTGCGCCTATGTCACCACGCCGGCCGTCGCCTCCCTGCTCAAGCAGCGCGTGGCATTCTCCTCGACTGCTTCCCCGCTCTGGGAAGGCGGCATCCTGGACGGCAACCTGCAAGGCTTCCGCGCCGTGGCGACCAACTCGGTCACCGCCGCGTCGATGGTCTTCGGCGACTTCTCGCAGGTCGTGATCGGCGAATGGGGCATGCTCGAACTGGCGCTCAATCCCTACGCGAACTTCGCGGCGGCGATCAGCGGCATCCGCGCGATCCAGACGGTCGACATCGGCATCCGCCAGGCCGGCGCCTTCTCCCGCGCCACCTCGATCACCTGATAGGGCAGGGCGGGCTGCGGCCCGCCCGTCTCCCCGACATGAAGATCGAAGTCATCCGCGCTTTCTACCTCGCCGGCGAAGGCCGCCCCGCGGGCGACCGTGTGGGATGCGACGACCGCCTGGCGGCCGAGCTGATACACAACGGCAAGGCCCGCCCGGCAACCGAACCGGCGCCGGAAGAAAAACCGCGCCGCACCCGAAAGGAACCCCATGAGCCAGTTTAACTTCGCCTCCGGCGCCACCGTCCTCCACCTGTCGGCCTCGGCCTCGCAGGCCAGCACCGTCACCGGCTCAGCCGTCGACCTGCTGGATTACGAAGGCGGCGTCGCCATCGTGCAGTCGCACGGCACCGGCACCGGCACTCTCGACGGCAAGATCCAGGATTCAGCCGACGGATCGACCGGCTGGGCCGATGTCTCCGGCGCTGCCTTCACGCAATCGACGACAACCGCCGATGTCAAGGTGCTGGCGCTTAACCCGAAACAGGTCAAGCGCTACATCCGCTACGTCGGCACCATCGTCACCGGCCCGCAGAACGTCGCCGTCGTCCTCGTCGGCGTGAAGAAATCGGTCTGATGCTGACCACGGTCGAGCGCGGATTCTTCATCGATTTCGGGACCGCCGCCACCATCGGCGCGGCCACGGTGATTGGGATTTTCGACGTTCCGACCGCCGAAACCTTCGGCATGCTCGGCACCGACCCGACCTTCACCTGCGCCGCGGCCGATGTCCCCGGAATCGCCGCAGGCCAGGCCGTCACCATCAACGCCGTCGCCTATACAGTGACCGCCGTCAGGCCAGACGGAACCGGCGTCACCGTGCTGACGCTCGAAAAGGCCGCCTGACATGGCGCACGTCCGAACCAGCATCCGCAGCGCGGTCGCCAGCCGGCTCACCGGCCTGACCACCAGCGGCTCGCGCGTCTATCCGTCGCGTATCCATCCGCTGGCCGACGCCAACCTGCCATGCCTGCGCGTCTATCTCGACGAAGAAGAGATCGACACCGAGAGCATGGCCGCGGACGCATGGCTCGACCGCCGCGCCGTGCTGCGCGTCGAGTGCTGCGCCAAGGCTGTTTCCGGTCTGGACAGCACGCTCGACACGATGCTGGCCGAAGTCGAAGCCGCCATCGGCACCGGCGACGCCACCTTCGGCGGGCTTCTGAAATCCAGGCCGCTGCCGAGGACGGTTGCGGTCGACCTCGACGAAGGGCTGGAAAAGCCGGTAGGCATCCTGCGCGTCGATTACCTGGCGCATTACTTCACTGCCGCGAGCAATCCGGCCACCGCCATCTAAAGGAGATTCACATGGCAGTCATCACCAAATGGAGCAGCGTGGCGGTATCCGTGCAATCCGCGCTCGCATCCGCCAAGACCATCACCGCCATCACCAAGGCCAGCCCCGGCGTCGTGTCCAGTACGGCGCACGGCTACAGCAACGGCGATTATATCCTCATGTCCGTGCAGGGCATGTATCAGGTCAATTACCGGGTCTTCCGCGTGTCCGCCGTGGCGGCCGACTCGTTTGCGCTCGAAGGCGAAGATACGACCAACTATGCGACGTTCGTCTCCGGATCCTGCCAGGAGATCACCTTTGGCACCTCTCTGGCGACGCTGACCAACATCAACGCCAGTGGCGGCGATTTCGATTTCATCGACACGACGACGATCCACGACAGCATCAAGACGCAGGTCCCCGGCTTGCCGAACCCTTCAAACTACACGTTCGAATCCTTCTGGGACCCGTCCGATGCCGGCCTGATCGCGCTCAAGTCCGCATCCGACAGCCAGGCGCAGCGCGCCATCCTGTTCGGCTTTGCCAACGGCCAGAAATTCGTCTTCAATGCCTACGTCGGCTGCTCGCTGGCGCCGACCGGGTCGGCACAGGACCTGATCAAGACCAGCGTCACCTTCACGGCGCTCGGCGGCTCGAAGTCGTATAGCTCCTGATGGCCACGCTCTCATCCGCAGATGCCGCCGCCCACCTTCCGGTATTGCCGCGGGAAACCGTCGCCGTGCCGGCGCTGGGCGGCGATGTCATCGTCCGCGGCCTGCGCCTGTCGGAACGCCTCTCCCTGTTTTCCAACCTGCGCCAGGACGGGCGGAACTACGAAAGCATCGGCCGGCTGCTGTCGCTGTGCGTCATCGACGCAGCCGGAACGCCGCTGCTTTCCGAGGACCAGTGGGAGGAGCTCGGCGGCGGCCACTTCGACCAGGTGTTCGACCTGTTCAAGGTGGCCCGGAAACTCTCCGGGCTCGACGCGGAGGCCGTCGAAAAAAACTGACGGCGGCGCCCGAGCGCCGCTTTCTGTTCGCGCTGGCACTACGTCTCGGGCGGACGGTTGCCGAACTCGAGGCGACAATGACCGCCGCCGAGTTCGGCGAGTGGTTCGCCATCTGGTCATGGCAGTCGTGGGGCCCGATTCCGGCGCCGGAAAACACCGCCCAGGAAATCGACCCGATGCAATGGGCGCTTGGTGAGCAAATGAGAAATGGCTGAGAACAAAACCCAGATCATCATCACCGCCAAGGACGAGACGCGGGCCGCGCTCCAGTCCGTCCAGGCTGGGTTGTCTTCGCTGGAAAAAACCGCCGTCGGCCTCGGCCCGATCTTCGCCGGCCTTGGTGCGGCGCTTTCGTTCGGAGCACTCACCGCAGGAATCACCAATACGCTCAAGTTCGCCGCCTCGCTCGACGACATGGCGGAAAAGACCGGCGCCTCGGTTGAGAATCTGTCGGCGCTGGCGAGCGTGGCCAAGGTTAGCGGAGTCGACATCGACCTTGTCGATTCGGCCCTGCAAAAACTCGCAAAATCGCTGCAAGGGACCGGCGAAGAATCCAAGGGAGCTGCCGCAGCACTTGAGGCGCTTGGGTTGTCCGCAGACGAACTGCGGCAAATGGACACTGCCGAGGCGATGCTTAAAATCGCCAAGGCGCTTGACCAGTTTCGTGACGGCAGTGGCAAAACAGCAGCGGCAATGGCGCTGCTCGGAAAGGCTGGCGCAGAGGCGCTTCCATTCCTCAAGGACCTTGCCGAGCAATCCGAACTGGTCGGGAAAGTCTCCACCGAGCAGGCTGCCCAGGCAGAAGCCTACGAAAAGAACCTGAACAGGTTGGCTGCATCGTTCGGCGCTGCAGGGAAAGCGGCAGCCTACGAGCTGCTGCCATTCCTCGAAAAGCTCACGTCCGAAATGGTGCGGGCCAAGGACGAGTCCGGAAGTTTCGCATCGGTCTTCGGCGAAGGCGTGCGCACGGCGTTGGAAGCGGTGGCCGTGCTTGGCGTCAACGTCATTTACGTCTTCAAACAAATCGGCAATGAGATCGGCGGGATAGCTGCCCAGGCGGTAGCGCTGGCTAGGCTGGATTTCAAGGGATTCGGCGCCATCGGCGACGCCATGAAGGAAGACGCGAAAGTAGCGCGTGCCGAAGTGGACCGCCTGTCCGCCGACCTTCTAGACCGAAGCAAGAAAACGAAGGAAGCGATTGCAGAGAAGCCGGCGCTGTCGTTCAAACCGCCAGAAGCGAAATTGCCAAAGGCGAGAACCGGCGGCGGCCGTTCACAGATCGACGAAGCGGAACGGCTGATCGCTTCGCTCAACGAGCAGATTGCGCTCAAGCAGATCGACGCCGATTCGACCGAGAAGATGACCGCGTCCGAGCAGCAGGCGGCACGGGTGCGCTACCAGCTCGAAGCCGGCACGCTGAAGGCGACGGAAGCGCAGCGGGCGGCGATCAATGCGCGCCTCGATGACCTGGTGTCGATGGACAAGGCACTGACGAAGCAGCGAGAATTCGCCGACGGCGTGCGGAAGCTTGAGGAAAGCACGGTACGCCAGCGCCAGGAAATGATTGCCGCAACGCAAGCGGCTGAGGAACAGGCAGCCGCCTACGGCATGTCGTCGGCGCAGTTGTCGACGATGACGCAGGCACGGCTCGAAGATGCCATCGCCACGGCCCGCCAGAACGGCGCCGGAGAAGAGCAGATCAAGGTCCTCGAAGAGGAACTGGCATTGCGCGAGCGCTACACCGCGGCGCTCGAGAAATCCGACCTTGCCCGCGACCTGGCCGCGACGAAATCTGCCAAGGAAGCCCAGGAAACCGCGCGCAAGGCGCGTTATGACGTGGCCTTGGCGAAGGGCGACATCACCGAGAAGCAATACAAGGAACTGGTCGACAACCTCAAGCAGGACGTCGACGAAATGGGCGAATTCATGAAGCAGGCCGCACGCAACATGCAGGACGCCTTCGCGGAGTTGTTCATCAACCCGACCGGAGACGGTATCCGCTCGTGGGGCGAAACATTCGCCAAGACCCTGCAAAAGATGATCGCGCAGGCTGGATCGGCGCAGTTGCTAAAGCTCATGCTGGGAGATGTCGACAAAACCGGAAGCCTTGGCGGATGGATCGGCGACCTGATCAAGCCCCTAAAAAACGTGAACTGGTCCGGATTGTTCGGAGGGGCTTCATCCTCATTCATACCGTATGAATGGGCTAACGGCGGCATCATGACCAGTGCCGGGCCGCTGCCGCTCAATACATACGCTGGAGGCGGAATTGCTACAAGACCCCAGCTTGCACTATTCGGAGAGGGCAGAACACCGGAGGCGTATGTGCCTCTTCCGGACGGAAAACGCATTCCCGTGGCGATGCATGGAGGAACTGGCGCCAACATCACCGTCAACGTGAACAGCCAGACCGGCGACCCGGCTGAAATCCGCCGCAGCGCCGCCGCTGGGGCGCGCACAGCGCTCGGCCTGATGTCTGGCGCCGGGAGGTATCGCTGATGGCCGACTTTCTCGAGGAGCGCTTCTGTGACCTGATCCGCTATGGGTCGAGCTGGCAGGACGACTACGCCGTGCAGATCGTCAAGACCGCCGGTGGCCAGGAGTACCGCAGCCTGACGCATCCATTCCCGTTGCGCAAGTTCGATGTTTCCTACCTCCTGACCCGCGCCGACACGGCAGCGCAGTTGCTCGCGCTCTGGCACCGCGCGCATGGCCAGTACGCCGGATTCCGTGCCCGCTGCTTCGACGAATGGTCGAGCAACGGCATGACCGGAACGCCGACCGAAACCGACCAACTGACCAAGAAAATCTCCAGCACCATCTGGCAGTTGCGGAAATGGTATGGAACGGACGGCAC